TGCCCACATCACCGATATGAAAAACAACAAACGGGAGGTCTCTACTGCTCCTTATGTTGTGATCAGGGGCAAGAAACTTGAAGCGCCAGACTACGATGAGATCATCGAGAGCGGCGTGATCAAGCTTCCAACGGATCTGGGACCGTTGAAGACATCCAGCTATTTGATCGGGCGCATGAGCGAATACTATGCCAAGTTCTTCTATGTTGAGAACAAGAGCACCTATAAATTCTGCGCGTCCTATTCACTCTTCACATGGGTCAATGACTGTTTCGAAGCGCTGAACTTCCTGCGGGCACGTGGGGGGAGCGGCTCGGGTAAAAGTGACTTCATGTATTTGGTGGGACTGACATCGTATCGCTTTGCAGTGACTCTTTCTACGTCGTCGAGCGCTTCCTATCGAGGGCTGGCAAAGATGTACAAGGCTTCCGTGATGATCGACGAAGCGGATAACTTGATGAAGAAAGACGATGGCACGATGGAAGCCTTCCTGAAGGGGCGAGCGATGAAGCGTTATTCCAACAGTTTGAACATGATGGAAACGATGACGCCGAATGGAAAGGTGTTCGTGCCATCCACTACGCCAGTGTATGGTCCCACATTCATCACGATGTACAAGAGCTTTGCGGATGCAGGTATTGAGAACCGGTGCGTGACGTTTGACCTCAGCCAGGTGGATACGCTCACGTTAGATAAGTTCGATATGGAGCCAGGCTATTACCCGCCCGAGTTGGAAACGGAAGCCATCGAGATCCGAAATATGTGCCTGCGTTGGAGGCTTGAGCACTGGCTACCGAAGATCGAGCTCACGCCTGATCAACGGAAGAAACAAAAGCTGGCAGATCCACTGGTATCACCACGTGTGAACCAGGTGCTGCGTCCGATGAAGGTGCTGGCTGTGTTGCAGGATGACAAGGATCTGTTGGATGATCTCTTCCAGATCGGGCGGGCAAACTACGAGGATGAAATGATCAAGCGGGCGGGCAGCTTCGAGGCAATGGCACTGCGAACCATCGTGGCATTGGATATTGCCGCGGATCTGAAGACCGGGAAAGCCCCGCAAGCTAGCAAAACCTATGCCGAAAAGGTGAAGGGTTATGGTGAGCAGGTAAAGATCGGCAAGGTGGGACGGTTCGGGCTGGTGCGCTATGTACTTCTCAAGGACATGGCGAAGATCATGAATGAGATGCTGGACTTCGAGAACCTGGCAGATGGCGCTTCGGAAGACAAGAAAAAGTCTGCGGTGAAGAGCAGGGCGGTGGGGGAGATCTGCCGCGAGTCGTTCCGCCTGCCGATGGAACGGGTAACTGAAGGATGGGCTGCCATTTTGGATCGAGACCGGATCGATATTGCCAAACTGCGCTTTGGTCTGGACCGGGAAGGTGATTACAGACCGGATGTTGAGCCCGCTGCTGAGCCTGCTACTACTTCTGAACCCAGCCAGAGCGACTTTTTGACCGATTCTTCTGCTGACGACGAGGAAAGGTGGAAGTTATGAAGTTTTATGTAGTCTATGTAGCATTTTCGGGGGTGCCAGGACAGGAGCGAGATATTTCAAATATTTCTCTCTTTCGTATGGCAAAAAGTGCCTTTTTTGGTTCATTTTTCTACATGATGTTCATAAATCTTGCTATACGAACGATTTTGCACCATTCCACTGCCTATTTTATGAACTTCATGAACATTTATGTAGAAGGGTTATTTAAGCGATTTTGCAGATATGCCTCATTTATATGGGGTGGTTTTATGAACTTCGCAGAGACCCCTTTCTACATACAAGTACATAACGGAGGGCGAATATGAAGGTCATTCGAGGATGTTTGTATGGGTTGTTGTTCTCTATCCCACTGTGGCTGATGGTCATTCTATTGGTCCGTTGGTTTGTGAAGGCAATTGGAGGTTGAAATGAAAAGAGTTCAGAGGCGCAAAAACTCCAGACGGTCAAAGGGGATCACACGGACGGTGATCAAGTCACCGTTTGAGAAGTGGTGGGATGGGGCGAAGCGGAGATGGGGTCCGCGGATTATGAAGGGGTTTGCGTTCATCGGTGCGGTGGCAGTGATCGTTGTGGCTGTGAAGGAGATCTTATGAACAAAAAATTCGACCAGGAGAAGTGGAATGGTTACAACGTGATCGTTGCTGTGTTGCTATCTATCCTGTCGCTGATCGCGGCATTGATCCTTCTGATCAGTAAGGCGGCACCGGTCTTCTTGGGAGGTGGGTGATGGATGTGAAGTGTTTGATCGTGCCTGGATTTCTGATTGCCATGGTGTTGATCACGGTCGTGTCTTCGGCGGCGGGAAGATTGGCACAGCAGCGTGAGACAGCTCGCCAGGTGTGGCTGAATGACTCGATGAAGGGCAGCAAGATGGTGGTGCCTGCGGCGGTGTGGGAGCCGGGGCAGCCGGTGATCGAAGAGCACGTGCCGGTGCCTGATGAGAACTCCACGGAAAACTACCTGCATGAGATGGCAGAGCGCAGGGAACGGCAGAATGCTCGTGCAAAAATGATGGCGATCAAGCGGGCGCATGAACGATCTGCGCAGGAGGCAGCCCACCGGTCGGATGTGGATGCGATTATCAAGCGGGCGTATGCCAGTTTGGGAAAGGAGTTGGAGTAATGGACATTAGGAAATGGGGTGCTGATGCTGGCGATATCTGGGACCTAAGCCTTAATGATGAACCTGGTCAGAGAGGGCTGGTCCTGCCAGGCTCCGAGATACAGGTCCTGGATGTTGGTCTGTATTTGAACGAGATAGAAGGGCATGAATATTGGAAGGAACATGAATGCACACAGTTCCATTTGTTCGTGCGCGGCATGGAAGTGTGGGTGCTGGAGTTTCGTGGTCGAACAAGTGTGTATAGCGATCCTAGCTACAAAGTGGCATTCGGCGCTCAGCCTGAATTCTCAGTGATGCTCTCGATTGACGAAGCGCACGAGCTATTGCTGAAAACTTTGCCGCCAATTGAGTATGTGCGCGTAACGCCCGAAGAGTGGGCTGCAAGGAGGTCGTGATGTTTGACTCTTGGAGTGAAGGTCCGCGGGATTGGAAGTGGATTGTTCCTGGCGTGCTGGGGATCATGCTGTGCCTGGTGGTCTATCAATGTTGGATGATCGGCACGGATGGCTTTCTGTTGGTTGCATTGGCTCTGGCGTGTGTGGCTTGCATCTTCTTTCTTTCGGCGTTGACGAACTATATCTGGCTGGTGAAGAGACGCAGCGAAGAGCTTTATCGCGAGCATATGGAAGCGTTGAACGCCACCCCATTGACGAAGTTGGCAGATGCCATGAAGCAGATGCACCCCGAGGCTGTGCGTGTGTTGGATAAGTTCGGCATTCGCACTATGTGGGGCGTGGATGTTGGGAAAACGTTGGGCGAGCGGGATTGGGTGCTGCTGGGAACAGACGTGCCTGTGCGCTTTGGGTTCATCGAGTATGTGCTGAACAAGAGTGGCAAAGCTCTGTATCCTGCCTACCGATTCGCGGAGGGCAGCAAGAAGTGGGACCCGGATGGCGTCACGTTGGACCGAGATCAGCATAAGGCATTTGAGAAGTGGATGTTTGCCCGCACTATGGTCACTCGTTCGCATGGCGATTACAAGCCTGCTGAGTTCATCCCGCCTTTCACTCCCAAGACGATCATGGAATTGATGGGCTTTACTGGGGAGCAGGAGCTTTATCGACCGGATGATGAGCGGGAGGTGAAGCAGCTTCCGACTGAAAGCGTGAAGCGGGAATCCGTGGGGCATCCCGCAGGGGGATCAAATGTGGCGAAGGCGGAGCGTCCTGAACCGGATTTGACGGAGGAGGAGCTGGCGGCTAGTCGGGCTGAGATGGAGTTTTATGCAAGTAAGTTTGTGGATGGCAAGGTGCCTTCGTGAAGGTGAGAAGGTTCAGAAGTTCATAAGTTCAAAGGTTTCATAAAAGGAGTATCTATCATGGCTATCAATTTTGGTTTCGATATGGGAATGGGTGCGCTGAAGTTGTGGAGCGCAGCAGGCGGCTGGCAGTTAGTGAGCCAGGTGGCGAGCAACGGTCATGGTCATCTTTCGGATGGCATCCTGGGATTGAAGAATCGCAAGCGCCCGATGTTGATCAGCGGTGATTTCGGTTCGTTCTACGTGGGAGATGGGGCGCATGAGCATGGGCGACCGGTGGAGAACCTGGATTTCGACCGCTTGACAGGCGCACCAGAGATGCGCGTGCTGCTGTATGCAGCGCTGGCGCAATATCAAAGTGAATATGGTCCGTTCGATGAGGCGCTTTCGTTGATGGTCGGTCTTCCGCTCCAGATGATGACTGGTGAGATGGCAAAGGACTATCAGAAGGGTGTGAAAAGCTGGTTGAAGGGTACACATACATTTGAAGTGGATGGCATCACGCACACGGTGGAAGTGGAAGATGTGAAGCAGACATCCCAGCCGGTGGGAGCGTTGTTTGACTATGTTCTCGATCATCGCGGTCATATGATCGGCGAGCGCGGATCTGCGCTGCTGGATGAAGTGGGCGTGATCAGCGTTGGATTCAACACAGTGGAGTTGCTGGTGGTGAAGGAACGCGGTGCGCTGGAACGCTTCACCCGTGGCAATACGCTGGGTGTGCGGCGCTTGTTGGAACTGATGAACCGTGAAGGTCTCTTCAGCCTGGGCGAGTTGGATTCGAAAGTGAGATCTGGTGGGATGCGTGCAGAGATGCGCCAGGCAATGCCGGTGTGGAGCCGCGAGGTGAACGGTGAGATCGAGAAGGTGTGGGGCGGCAGCCATCGTCGTTTTGCGAAGGTGTTGATCGTGGGCGGTGGTGCTCTTCTGCTCCAGGATGCGTTAACGCAACAGTTCGGTCATAAGGCTTGGGTTCCTGAAGATGCGGTGCTCTCGATCGCTCGTGGGCTGTGGAAGCTGAGCGTGATGAAGAGGTGATATGAGCAGACAAAAAGACCTGATCCGTTCACGGCGCATCCGGTTGGAAGGGTGTCTGAAGCCTGGCATCGATCCTGAGATCGATAGGGTGCTGGCTTGGCTGGACTCCCTTCCACCGCGGACCAAGTTCCCTTCTGTGATCGCACGTTTGATCGCAGGCGGCTTGATCCAATCAATCAATGTCCAGGATGATGAGCTGGCGATGCAGGTGCAAGCGGCTCAGGACATCATGGCGAACTTTGTAGTGGAGTAATTCTTAACCGTCAACAATAGCACTCCCATTCTTAACCGTAAAGAATTTTTGCCTGCGCTCGGACAGGTGCAGGAAAGCGACACATGCGGGAGGTGGGGAAGGGGAGGAGTGCGAAGAAGAGTGCGGATGGCAGAAGGCAGAATGAGGAATGAAAGGAGTTTTGAAAATGGCTATTCAGACTTGTAACAGGTGCAAGAAAAACATCGAAGGCGAGTTTCGAATGGAGTTGATGAACGGTCCGAAGGGATATCGTCGCTATGCGGTGCATGTGAATTGCGCGGTGAAGCCTGCGGGACGGATGGGCGGGAGACAGATCGCGAAGATGAAATTGCAGAAGGCAGAAGGCAGCGAGCAGATGGCGGATGAGAATGTTTCCACCACATGTTCGCTTGGTGGAGATATGCGAGGGTGAGATGAAAGAGAGACCTATTCTTTTTTCTGCTGAGATGGTGTTGGCGATCTTGGATGATCGCAAGACACAGACCAGGCGAGTTGTAAAACTTGTAAATGAATATGGCTTGCCTCTCCACTATTCTCGTATCGTTGATCATCCATGCCCCTATGGAAAAGTTGGTGATCGGCTTTGGGTGAGAGAGACATTCCAACTCACAGAACCGGATGGCTCAGTTGGTGATGAATGGATAGGTGACACAGCTATAGAGTTGGATGGCATTCCTAAAGAGAGACCAGAAAGCCTTGGGTATTGGATCTATTTGCATTACCGCGCTGACAATCCAGAAATGTGCAACTGGTGGCGACCTTCGATCTTCATGCCACGTTGGGCAAGCCGAATCACGTTGGAAATTGTTGGTGTGCGAGTAGAACGATTACAGATGATCTCGCGTGATGATGCAAAAGCGGAAGGCATGAGCAATGTTTGGAAATGGGATCGAGAGAGAAATAAAAAACATCCAGAACATTTCAATCGTGGGCAATACAACCCTTATAAAGCCAACTATAGTGTGCTTTGGGACGAGATCAATGGCAAGGGTGCCTGGGATTTGAATCCTTGGGTGTGGGTGATCGAGTTCAAGCGGGTGGAGGCATAGCATGAGACACAACCTTGCCATGGAATTAGCTGAGCGTTTGGTGACGTATTTTCGACCGGCTGCCGCACAGATCGAGGTGGTGGGTTCGGTGCGACGGTGGAAGCCGGATGTGCATGACATCGAGCTGCTGATGGCACCAGATCACACTCCCCTGCCCCGCCCACGCGCTGAGTTTGGGATGCCAATACCCAAGTATCACAAGTACATGATCGATCAGTTAGTGGCGTTGATGGTGGCACGCGGTGAAGCGTTGTTGCAAGCCAACGGTGATCGCTATAAAAAACTATGGATGCTGGAATGTGAAGTGCAGTTGGATCTCTTCCTGTGTTTCTCGCCTTCAGAATATGGCGTGTCGAAGGTGATCCGCACGGGTCCGAAGGATTTCAGCCAGTGTTGTGTGACAAACCGCAGCAAAGGCGGCTTTCTCCCTGATGGCTATTTCGTCAAGCATCAGGTTGTGTGGATCGAGAAGGAGATCGGGCGCTTCGATGTGCCAGAAGAGCAGGAAGACGCGGCGAAGCTATTGACCCATGAGAACCATTTGTCCATGCCAAAGGAGATGGATTTCTTGAACTTCCTGGGTTTAGGTTGGGTGGAACCGAAGGAACGTGTGGCGAGGTGGAGACATGGATGATCAGAAGGCAGAAGGCGGAATACAGAATGATGAAGAACGCTCGTTGCCCGATGATCTGGAACATATCGGGATGGGACCGGACTGCGTTGAATGCGGGAACCCTACGAGCTGGCTGCCGTGTTGGAATTGCGGCGGCAAGGGCGGGTGGGATGATGAAGAGTTGATGGAAGAAGATCCGCTTTGGTATGGACCCGGTGATTATCGCCGATGTGATGAATGCCGTGGAAAAGGCGGTCATCATTACTGCTTGAATTGCATGAAGATCGTGAAGGTGAAGCATGATCGAAGTGTTGAAGGTTGAGATCTCGCCGGATGGGATGAAGACCATCCGTTTGATGAGCAATCGGAGCGAGACGGATGCGCGGTTGTTGAAATTGGTTCCGGGTGCAGCTCGGGAGTGGGCTAAGATCGTGCGGGAGTCCAATGAAATGCTGAGCCTGCATAACATCACAATCACGTATCCGCTGCGGGAGATGGTGGATGTGCGGGCGGCGTGTGCGGATGGGCGTGCCAGGCGTTTGGCGGTGTGGAAGCTGGTGCCCGAGGAAGAGTATCGCGTGAGAGAGATCATCGGTTTCCTGGTAGGTTGGTATTTTGTGCAAACGCATCGCCATCCTGAATTTGCCTTCATGAAGAAACTGCCTGCGGGTGTGGAGGATGATTTGGATGTGTGCGGTGTGGCGCTGCGTGAAGCGGAATGGGCAATGACTGGTTGTGTGATGGTCGGTGGCTGAGAGTGAAGAGTGATGCGTATGGCGTAAGGCGTTGAGCAAAGGAGTTTTTATGAACAAGATGAAGCAATGGCAATGCGGGAATGGTCATGGTTTGGGTGTGATCTGTTGGAACGGGAACGATGTTCCGCAGTTGATGCTGTATCGCCATGCGATTGATTACACTGCGGAAAAGCCTGCGGCGGTGGATCTGATGATCGGTCCACTGATCGGGAATATGCCTGTGCAGTGTGATATCTGCAATGACGTGAAACTCTGGGATATATCGGTAGATGCGCTGGCGGAATTGATCGTTTCCCTTCAGGATGACAAGATCGCGCAGCTCCAGGCGCGGATCGTGAAGATGCAGCAGCACTCGCGGATGAAAGTGGCATTCGAATGATGGTACTGGGGAGGCATTAGAACGGATTTTCTGACTCTTGACCTTTTTTTTAACCGGTGTTAAAAATAGGTTGTAAGCGCATCCGGTCCGAGTGACCGGGAAGTTGTCGAGTAGCGCCCGATGTCATTTGACATCGGGCGCTTTCTGTTTAACCCCACCCCCACCCAGCCTCCCCCAAATACGGGGAGCACGGATTTGGGGGAGGAGCAAAAAGGAGCAATGGCGATGAAAAAAAGGTTTTTGATTCTTGTCGTGGTGATCGTTGGTGTGTTTGTATTGACGGCTTGTTCGGTGGCGCAGGGCGTTACGCAGTCACTGGTTGGTTTGCCCGATGATGCAAACATCCTGATCTTTGCGCTTGTGACTGCGGGTGTGACCTGGCTGCTGTTGAAGCTGAGTGAACTCACGCATGTGAACCTGAACGGATACGCCAATGCCATTGCTGCGGCACTGGCTCCTGTGTTGGTGACGTTGATCGAAGCGGCGCTGAAACTCATTCCCCCTGTCTTTGACAATCTTGTTTTGAGCATTATCCATTTGATCGTGCTGTTGATCAGCTCGCTCGGAACGTTCTTCCTGTTCAAGCGGACCGCTCCCAGCTTGAAGTGATTATTAGCAAGGAATGTTCGTGGATGAACCACACACTCAACGCATCCAATCCATCCCGGTCAGACATCCAACGCCGTCACGAGGCGGGCAGTATGTCGTTGTGGCACAACTGCGGGATGCTGCCGGGCGATGGATGGCTCCCACGATAACGTGCAGCGAGTCCATTCAGCAGATGATCGAGAGCGGACGATATGCACGAGATGTGGCTGTGGCGTTACTGGTTGGTTATTACTGGTTTGAGTTGTGGATGAAGGATGTAGGCAGAAATGAATAATCTGATGACATTCATTCTCGCAATATTGGGGTCTTCTGCCTTGGGTGCAGTGGTCACCTTTTTTCTTTATCGCCGCAGGATCAAGGCGGAAACCACATCGCAGGAAGTAGATGCCGATAGCAAGATGTCGGATCTGCTTGGCAAGATGCAAAGCGAAAATGTGGATCTGTATAGGAAGAACGCAGATCTGGAAAGAACCAATACAGACCAGGCGCACCAGGTCCTTTTGCTTACAGCGCGGTTGAGAGATCGGGACGATCAATTGGCAGCGGTGACACGGCAGCTCGATCTGCTGCGGAACTTGGCAGAGCAGACCCCGATCACTGAGATGCTGCGCTCGCAGTTGAATCAGGTGAATGAGACCACTGCCAAAATGCAGGATGCTCAGAAGATCTTGCAGGATCTGTTAGTGGAGAAGGAGAGGACCATTCAGGTTCTCTTTGAAACCAATAAAGATATTAAGTTGCAAAAGCCACCCAAGAAGGAGGCATGATGGACGCGAAATACGAACTGAAGGTGATCGTTCCCCTTGGGGCGAAAATATTGGATCAACCGAGACCCGAAGCCAAAGGCGCTCATAAACGTCGGGATGATCCGGTAGGCACTAAATTACAGGCTACTGACATCCTGATCATCGAGGGTGTGCCTTATGGTGAGTTGATCCCCAGAGATCCCCAAAAGCCTGAATATGTGCGTATTAGCGAAGCGGGCGGCTTGGTGAAAGATCAAGTCACCGGCAAAGTGACCCAGTTCGATGGCGTGCTCACCTATTGCCAGGTGAAGAACCTTGTGACCACTGCCCCTGCATCTGATCTTGTGAGTGCTCTCCAGCAACACACAACGGCATTACAGAACAACACAAGTGCCCTGACTTTGATGACTGTAGCCATCAGAGATATGGCAGGGAAGTAGCTTCCAATGGCAAACGGACGTTTGGATAAACCTGTTTTTCAGTTGCCCATGCCTCTCTCTGGCTTTGATGATGTCATCCAGCCTACTGATGAGAAGATGACCAGCGAAGCTGCATTGGCGGCTCTTTCCGCGTGGCGAGTGAAGGAACCACAATTCATTGATGATGCAGACGGCAAGAAAATGCAACTGGGCGAGCGTGAAGTGGCACCACGCTGGATGGATCTGTTCAAACGTTTGGTGGAAGTCGGTTGGAAATGGCGCGTGGCTGTTTATATTGCCTGGGCAGCACAACCAAAGAAGTACCGTCAACCTGCCACACAGGAAGAGCTTGCGATTCAATGTCTTGGATTGACATCTGATCGAGCTATAGCTACATGGCGCAAGAACAATGAAAGCATTGATGAAACAATATCCGTTTTACAGGGTGCCATTATCTTTGATGCGCTGCCTGATGCGATGAATGCGATGGTGGAAGTTGCCAGTGAAGCCGATTACAAGGGACACCAGGACCGCAAGTTGATGTTCGAGATGGCTGGTATTTATACACCGTCATCGAAGATCACAGCGGAGATGGCAAAGAAACTGGTTAACAGTAATCCAGACGACCTGGAATCGCTGAGTGATGAAGAACTCCGCAAGCTGGAAGGGAACATCAACACAGCGATCACCAATAAACACAAGAAGGAAGGGGAAGAGGACGCCTGATGGTTGCCCCGACTGTGAATCGTAGTGATCTGGCGAAGGCAGAACGCGCACGGCGTGAGCTGGCTCGTCGCCATTTAATCGATTACAGCCGCTATGTGGCTCCCTGGTATGAGCCTGCAAAGCATCACATCTATCTGGCTGGAAAACTGGAGAAGGTGAAACTCTTCATCGAGACCAAAGGTGTACAGGGCATCGGGCGTTTGATCGTGTGTGAGCCGCCTCAATATGGCAAGACCGAACAGACCAGCCGTTTATTCCCTTCGTGGGTGCTGGGTGATCTACCCGATACGCGCATCATCCTGACATCCTACGGCGCAGATCTGGCAACTGAAAACAGCCGCATCACTCGAAACTATGTAGGCAGTGATGCGTATGCCAACATCTTCGGGGCACGCTCCGCAGTGGATGAACCTGTGGAGCTGAGCATGGAAAGCCGCAGCGTGGTCTCGTGGAATTTGAAGGATCATCGCGGGTCCGTGTTCGCTTCTGGTGTGGGCGGTGGTATCACCGGTCGCCCGGCAAACCTGGTCGTGATCGATGACCCGTTCAAGAGCCGTGAAGATGCGGAGAGCGAGGTCTATCGCAAAAAGGTGATGAGCTGGTACCGGTCGGTGGTGTATCCCCGTGTAGCGAACACTCCGGGCGCGGCGATCATCATCATGCACACACGCTGGGATCAAGAAGATCTCGTTGGTCAATTATTGACCCAGATGGTGAGCGATGCGGAAGCCGATCAATGGGATGTTGTTTTTCTTCCCGCGATTGCTTTGGAAGAAGATCAATACCCAAAAACGGAAGAAGAATTTCGCGAGAATTTGCTGCGCGGAATTTATATCCCTAAAGGTGGTGATCCACTCGGACGCAAGCCAGGCGAAGCATTATGGGCGGAGCGTTCGAGCGTGCAGAAGATTCTGCGCACCAAAGCCAACATGCTGGATTATGACTTCGAAGCGCTCTTCCAGCAGATGCCCCGCATGGCAGAGGGTGAATTCTTTGATGATAAGGATTTTGAGATCATCGAGAAAGCTCCCGAAGGTTTGCAGTGGTATCGCTATGTGGATTTAGCGCTGGGTGAATCAAAAACCAGCGATAACAATTCTACGATTGCAGGCGCGATTAACGAGAGAACTGGCGACCTGATCCTGCGTGATCGCATCAAGGTACGCGAGCTGAAAGAATTCCTGCCACGAGTGCGCACGGCGATGCTTTCTGACGATGAGCGCAATACTGAATGGGGCTTTGAGGATGTGGCGTTTCAAAAGTTAGTCATCCAACAATTCATGGCGGATAAGACTTTGATGAAAGTGCGGATGCGTGGCGTGAAGCCTTTGGGCGATAAGGTGGAGCGTGCGCGTCCGTGGCAGCTTCGAGCGAAACAAGGACACGTCAAGCTGGTGCGTGGTCCGTGGAATTTGGACTTTATCCGCGAGGTGACTTCGTTCCCTAAAGGTCGCCATGATGATGATGTGGATACCGTGAGCGGCGATGTGCAGATGATCGCCGAAGACGGTGGCGCAAACAAGACCGCTACGAGCGAGTCCATCGTTGTGAGTGCTGATGAATTATTTATGGAGCCATCATGGAACCAGTAAGGTTCGAGCAAGCGAACAGAGAATTGTTGAAGCCAAAAGGCATGACCGATGAAGAATGCGGAAGCCTGCCTGTCTTCAGCGATGGTGAGCAATGTATTTCGCTTTGGAAGATGACGTGGAAGGAACGCTTCTCCGCGTTGTTCTTCGGGAAGATTTGGTTGAGTGTGTATAGCGGGCATTCGCAGCCGCCCGTTTGGCTCATGGCTGCGAAAGAGATCTTCAAGAAGGAGAGCAGCAATGGCTAATAAAATCGCGAAGGGTCAATTACTCACTGAGCTGGTGAAGGGGTCAATGGAATACACCATGAGCCTGATCAAGGCGGCATTTAGTTCTCAGTTTCCCAATCGGGATATGAGTCCTTATTTCTGGGTCGAAGAGATCTTCAGTGATTATGTGATCGTCAAAGCCTATAGCGACAGTTCGCTGAAGAGTGATGAATATTACAAGGTCCCATACACGAAGAATGGTGATGTTTATACCTTCGTGGAAAAGGATAAGTGGGAGGTTGTTGAACTGGCATATCAGCCGCAGACATCTGCGGATGTTGCGGAAGGGAGGGTATCAATACCTGCTGGAAGATCAGGAAAGAAGCGCAATCGCTTCGATGAACGGATCGATGCGCAGGTATCCCTGCTCGAAACGGTGGAGGGTAAGCGGAGGGTCAAGATCGAAGGTGCAATTACGGCGAATGTTGTTAACGGCAACCGTCGCCGATATCCCAGTGCTGTGGTCGAAGCAGCGATCGATGAATTACGCGGTCATCTGAACGAGAGCGCAGGACAGGGACGTGCTATTCAGGTTCTCGGGGAGGCGGAACATCCGTCTGATAAGAGCGGGCGTGCAAACCTGCTGGAGACAGTCACCAAGTGGGAAGAGGTCACGTTTGATGGTCAACGTGTGGATCTCACTGGGCGCATTCTTGAAACCAGCAAAGGCAAAGACATCCTAGCTCTAATGGAAGGCGGCGTGAAGCCTGGCGTGAGCTTGCGTGGGTACGGTGAAGGCAAGTCTATTGGAAAGGGCGATGATAAGGTCTTCGAAGTTTCGGAACTGCACATCACAGGCTTTGACCTGGTGCTCGAACCATCCTTTGAGAACTCCGCCCAATTGGTTGAATCAATTAACTCACAAGGAGATGACGAAATGAACCCCGAGGAAATCCTCAAACTGTTGAAAGATCACCCCGAACTCTTCAAGGGCATCACTGAAGCCCAGGTGAAAGCCATGGGCGAAGAACAACTCAAAAATCTCGAAACCCGCATCCGCACGGCTTTGGGCATCGATGGCAACGCGGACATCGCCGAATCGTTGAAGGCGACCGCTGAGAAGGCTCGCAAGTTCGAAGAGAGCCAGGCGAAGACTGCGATGGATTCTGCGATCGCAGAAGCGACCAAGGATCTGCCGTTCGGTGAGAAGCTGAACAAGGTCTTTGTCGAGTCCTTCAAGAACATGGAATTCACCACGGTAGACCAGGTGAAGAAGTTCGCAGAGAGCCAGCGCAAGCAGTTCGCTCAGCTCGCTGCCTCCGGTGTGCTCAAAGGCATGGGCTTCGATGAGAAGACCCAGCGTGTGCAAATGCTCGGTGATGTGCTGGAGAATGAGACCGGCACGCCTGAATTCGGTCGTGCTGCCTTCGAGATCACGGAATCGGTGCGCAAGCATGAGATGCGCCCGGTGAAGGATCTGCGCAAGAACGAAAGCCGCGCTGCGCAGTTTACCATCCAGTTGCTGGAGCGCTTCGATAAGCTGTATCAGCGCCAGTTGATGGCGGAGGCGCAAGCCTTCACAGAGGCAGAAGCTGCCAGCGACCTGAACCTGCCCTACAGTGTGAGCCGTGCCGTTATCGCAGAAGCATTCCCCACCCTGGTGGCTGCGAATGTGTTCGATATCGGCATTATGAATGGCAGCCCGGAGAACATCTGGTATGAAGCCTTCACGGGTGAAACCGGCTACACCGTCTCGATCACCGATGAAGTGGAGACGGCTGGCGCAGAGGGCACCTGGTATGACCTGTCTCATGCCAACCTGGTCCCTGGCACCGTTGTTGTGACCAGCAATCCCGCTGGAACCACCTACGTGGAAGGCACTGATTATGTCATCGATTACGAGCTGGGCAAGATCAAAGCCCTGGCTGCGGGCGCCATCGATGCCAATGATGTGCTGGTCGATTACGACTACAACGCTGTAACCGAGGGCGAGGGCGCTGAGATCCAGCAAGCCAAGACCACGCTCAGCTACCAGACCATCACCGCCCGCGCATTCCGCGTGGCAGACCAGATCAATCACGAGGCGATCGTGTTCTCCCGCTCGCAGTTGGGCTGGGATGCAGTTGCCCGCACGATGGCAAACATCATCCGCGAAACCCGCCGCATTATCGACCGCCATTTGATCGAGAAGGCGCTGGCTGCTTCGTTGAGCGTTGCCAACAACAGCGGCGGCACATGGACCAATGCCACCGATCCGTTCAGCGAATTCGCTGAGAAGCTCGGGTATGCCAAGGTCAAAGTGGCGAATCGCTACTATGAACCCACCGGCTACTTGCTGAGCGAGACCAATTCAGATCTGCTCTCGAACTGGGACGGCTTCACCCGCACCGGCTTCCCGAATGCCCTGCTCGATGCGGCTGGCTTCGTGGGTGGGATCAAAGGTTTGCCCGTCTTCAAGAGCACCCAGATGCGCGATGGTTGGGGCTTGTGCGTGAACCGTGAGATCGTCATGCACCGCGTCTTCCAGCCCATGACCGTCAAGGGTCCGTTCCCCACCTACGGCGCGAACCGCAAGGTGATCGCGGCGGAGCAGTATTACTCAGAAGAGTACAACGCTTCGCTCGCCCCGATCGCGAACAAAGCTGCGCATATCGTTATTGCATAACCTAATCTACCCCCATCCCCTACCCTTCCCCCTAAAAGGGGAAGGGAGTTGGTGGAACAAGCATATCTATTTTGGAGATTAACAATGGCTACCCCTGATGTCAATCTGCGGTCCGGCGCGATCAATACCGGAAAAGTAATTGCAGCGAAGATCGGTGCCCTGGCTGTGACCGCTGCCAAACTGGCTGCGGATGCAGTGGAAACGGCGAAGATCGCGGCTGGTGCTGTGACCGAAGTGAAGATCGCCGCGGCTTCTCTCACTGGCTTGATCGCCAAAGTTGTGGCGGATAAGAACGTGATCGGCGGTCTCACCGTTTTGCATCGCATCGATGTAGCGGATGCCAGCGGCAACACGGATGTGACGTTGACCCATAAGACCCGCATCATCGATGCGTGGGCTGTGAACACCGGCATTGCTGCACATGCTGCGAATGATACCTGGCAGGTTAAGAATGGTGCCACGGCGATCTCGGATGCAGTGGCGAAAACTGCCACGGTCAATGCGATCAAACGCATCTCGACGATCGATCCCGCTGCGGCTGAGATCGCAGCCGGTGGGACGTTGCGCATCGCAGCGGTGAAAGACACTAACGCGGCTGTGACCGTGTACGTGCTCGGCATTCGCGTGTCGTAACAAATTCACTTGTTTCCCTTCCCCTCTCCTCCAAAGGGAGAGGGGAGTTGACTGGAGCGCAGCATGGCAATGGTAAAGATCAAATTTATTGGAACGCTTTCGCGAGTGATCGCAGGGAAACGCATGTACAACGGCGATACCCAAGAGATCAATGAAAAGCTGGTGGATGGTCTGCGCGGTGATCCTGATGTGGTGATCGTGGGTGAAGAGCAACGAGTGGAAGTTTCAGACGAGTCGACTGAGTCAAAAGAGTCTGAGATCCTGAAACTGGAACCACCTGCGCAGCCAGTCAAGCCCGTGCGCAAAAGCAAGGCTCACCAGGCTGTTGTAAAACAACCGGCGTCACCCGAGAAAAAGAAGCGGAGCAAGAAATGACCAAGACGCTTGCGGATATGGTGCTCGATTTGCAGGAGGATGTGCCTGCGGTGGATGGCGTCCCATCGGATGCGCAGTATGAGCGTGCCATCAAGGATGCGGTGGCGGAGTTTTCGCGTTTGTGTGGTTTGGTGAAGAACACGCAGCTCAGCATCGTTTCGGGCACTGCCAGCTATGAACTGCCTGCGGACTTCCTGAAGAAGATCGCGATCGATAGTCCATTTGATCCTGAGCACAACGTGATCATTACTGCCACGGGAATTATTCCCATGGGTTCCACACCCATCGAGGAAGAACTGACCATCCGCAATAAGACGCTCACCATCTACCCCACTCCCCAGTACACCATGCAGCGCTATATGGAATATAAAGCGGCGTGGATCTTGAACGAAACAAACGAATACGATCTCACCGATGATGAAGTGGAGATCGTGATGTTGAAGGCGAAAGCCAGTTGCTTCGAGAAGATCAACAATGCCAGCGCCTCCACCGGGTTCCGTTATTCGGTGGGCAATATGTCTGTTGATAAAAGTGGCATGGGTGATGGATATTCCAAGCGTGTGAGTGAATTGGAAGACAAGTTCGAGCGGGCTTGCAACCGCTACAACGGAAGTGTGATGGTGCGCGGATGTTAACAGCTTCAGACTGGCAATACATGAAAAACATGGCGGCAAAGGTCCGCAGCGATCGATCCTTCGATGTGGAGTTTCGCCGCGGTGAAACTGTGCTCGATCCTCAGGAAGTGCGCATCGAAGCCATCGCCCGTGGTTCGCGTTTGCAGACCGATGCAGCTCGCGAGGTGGATACGGCTGTGGTGGTGTTCGGCGCTCCCGATCTGGATGTGCAAGTGGAAGACCGCTTCACACTGGATGAGAAGTTGTACCGCATCGTGGGCGTTGCTCCCAACCGTGACATCGATACGCAGGCGGCTGCGGTGGCGGTGGAGTAATGACCGATAGCGGTTTCACCTGGGTCGTTTCCCCTGAAGTGATCGCTGATGGTCTGGAGCAATATGGCGAGCGGGCTTTGATCGCGCTCCAGGCGGTGGCAAATTACTGGGGTCAATCTGTCCAGGACCAGGCGCGGAAAGATGCGATCTGGGAAGACCGCACTGGCAATGCCCGCGGAGGTCTCTTCTTCGCGGTGGATGGTTTCGACCTGGGCACCATCACCGGCACCGTTACACCCGAAGCCGCAGCGGAGATGAAAGATGATGTCACCATCGAATATGGCAGCAAGGACATGCTCATCATCACGCTCGGGCATACCGTTTTTTATGGCAAGTTTCTGGAATTATCGAACGGCGGCACCTACGCCATTGTCATGAGCACGCTCGAAAAGAATCTGGGCAACCTGGAACAACTGGTTCAAGGTGTCTTCCAAGGATAGATCCATGGCGACTTTACGGCAACGAATCAATGCTTTTTTCAATCCACCCTCAGCTGAGGGGGAGAGCACGGCTGTGCAAACCGCAGGCGCTGAGTCGGTGGTCAATGAGTATGAAAAGCTCAAAGCGGACCGCGATCGCATGGCGATCATCAAAACATGCAGGCGCATGTACAAGGAAGATCCGCGTGTGAAGAAAGCCTTGAAGATGTATTCCACCGATCTGGTCAAGGCGGGTTTCATCGTCAAGACCAAGAACGAACAGGCAAAGCAGATCGCCAAAGATCTTCAGGCGCGGCTGGGACTGAATAAGAAATTGCAGGATGTCACACGTCTCTCGGGACGTGATGGTGATTCGTTCTACGAAGTGGTGATCGATGACCAGCTCAACATTACCGAACTTTCGCGCAAGCCCACCCTGCGCATGAGACGCAACAGCAATGGTGCGGATAAGTTCGTGGACCCGATGAAAGCGTTCTACATGATCGATGAGAATTCCATGGGCACGGGCATCCCGGAGAATGCGGTCTGGTTCGCTCAGTGGCAGATGATCCATGCGCGTTGGGACCATGATGACGAGTCCCGTTATGGCAACCCGATGTGGGCGAGCGCCACCGGAGCCTTCAAGCGTGTGACCGAGGGCGAGACAGATCTGGCAGTGCGTCGCAAGGTGCGTGCGGGCATGAGGCTTTTGCATGTGGTCGAAGGCAATGAGAGCGATGTGAAAGCCTATAAGGAATTGAACAAGCCTGCATTGCAAAACCCCACCGCAGCGCACATCGATCTATTCTCGAATAAAGCGGCATCCGTCACAGCCATCCAGGGCGATGCGCATCTTAACGAGATCAATGACATCCTGCACCAGGTGGCGACCATGTTCGCGGCTTCAGATGTTCCGATGGAATTGGTTGCGTATGGTGAAGGGCTGAACCGTGACATCCTGGGCGAGAAAAAAGAAGAGTATGACGAATCGCTCGATGATGGGCGCGAATGGCTCACAGATGAATTCATCAAGCCTCTGCTCGAACGTCAGTGGCTGCTGATGGGCATCCTGCCTGCCAGCGTTCAATACGAGATCATCTGGCGCACGGCGAAACCACTCACCCCCGCAGATCTGCGAGACCTGGCAGATGCCATCTCCCGCCTGCGCTTGTTGGGTGTGAAGGATGAGATCTTGCAGCAGCTCATGGCGCTCTTCATCCGCAATGTGGATGATGACCTGATGGATATGGATGGTTTCAGCGTGGATCAGTTCGCACAGAATTTGAAAGGGATCAGCGTTTGATGAGAATGTTTATTCAGTACCTTCGCTTGCTGATCATCCTGCCATTTTTATTGGCGTGGTTTGTTTCGAGCATGATTATGTGGATCGTCTTTCCTGAATTCTCTCGTGAGCTTTGGAGACAAACGATCACAAAGGTCACTGGCGAGGAATATCAATGACCACCTATTTGCTGCCCATCACGATCATTGAGGCATCCAACAAGAAGCTCATCGAGCAGTTGGATTCCATTCCGCTCACGCGCATCGAGAAGGCGAGCTTTGCAGCGTTGATGCGTTTGCAGCTCTACTTCACCGGGCGCACGCAGGAATTGTTATTGCAGTTCGTGGAAGATGCTCAGGCGCTCATCATGAAACGCGGCGGCAAAGATCAGGTCATCGATGGTGTGACCGGATTGAACCTGCAAACCGAACTGGTCAAGATGTGGAGCGATAGCTGGGCGGATTGGATGAAGGAATTTGAGCAGGCTCGCAAAGAAGCGGGCATGATCGCCTTCGGTGTGGCAGCCGTATTTCACGATCGCTTAATTGTGCCCGCGGCGAAAGAACAGATCTCCGAAGCCATCCTGAATGAAGCCACGGTGGTGGATGGTGTGTATGACCCGCAGTTGAAGATCCTGTTGAACACCGCAGAGAATTATTTATATGGTGATTCTCTGAACCTCTCCGGGCGGATCTGGCGTATTGACCGCGAAGCCCGCAATGGCATCACCGATGTGATCATGAAGGGTGTCACCAACCAGGATTCCGCCTGGAATATAGCGCAGGAATTTGAGCAGTTCCTGGGCACCGATCAGGATTGCCCACGTTGGACTTCCACGCGCTTGTACGGTCTCACCAAGACCCAGATCGCACAAGGTGACACCACTGGATTACAGACACGTCCCAAGGGCGCGATGCGGGGTAGCCTGACATTGATGGCGGAAGATAGTCCATGCAATGGCAGGGGCGTGGCATATAACGCGCTGCGCTTGGCACGCACCGAGATCCAGAAGATCCACGCCCTGGCAACGGACCGGATGCTGGCAAAGCAGCCCTGGGTGCAAAACGAGAAGATCAATATCTCCCCGTCGCACGGTGAACCAGACGAATGCGATGACGCAGCGCAAGGTGGCGTGAACCATGATGGTGTCTATCCTGTGGGAGCCATCGAGCTTCCGCTGCATCCTCACTGCCTGTGCTTCAAGACCGCAGACCTCATGCCCCAGAAGGAATTCACTTCGAAGCTGAACGGCTGGCTGAAGGGCGAGCAGGATTGGGCAGAGATGGATTCATATGCCGATGATCTGGGTGTTGATCTGAGCGTGAGCCACAAACCTGCCACACTGCAATTGGCAGTATGGATGTTTTCAACTCAATTAAAGGACATTTTGCAATGAGCCTTACATCCGATATCAAAGCAGCTCTCGAAGCAGATCTGGCGCTGATGGCTTTGTTGACCGGCGGCATTCATACGGGCATCGAAGAGATCAACAGGCAGTCTGCTGCGGGTGCGTTTGATGCGAACAAAGAGATCCTGCCATGTGTGCTGATCAAGATCCCACTCGAAGTGCCTGCGGGTCCATACGTGTCTTCGGTCCGCACCACGGTGACGATCTATTTCTACCAGCGCAGCGGATATGGCGTGATCGATCAAGCCATAAGTCTCGTGTTCACCGACCTCAATGAAAAACAGATCGGCACGCGAGTGTGGAATTTGCAATACGAAAATGGTGTGTATCAACAGCGGGACCAGGCTTTAGATTGTCCACTGGGCACGCTGAGATTTACGGCAGTGCGCCGACTATAAAAGGAGATTGAACAATGACTGCTACACCTGGGCAAAACGATAAGCCATTTGGAATGAAAGAACTCATCGTCGAGAACATGGCTGGCACCGAACGGGTAGTTCTCCCGGCGGCGCTCGAACTCGGCTTTGAAGAGATGGTGGTGTCCGCTGAGTTTTACGGCAACGATGACTTGCAGGGACTCGTGACACAACCATTGGGCGTGAAAGGGACGTTTAAGGCAGGCGGATATCCGCTCAATGCCATGTCCCTGATGACAGGTCATGACTACCAGGTTGCGGGAAGCACACCTGACCAGGTTGCCACCCTGCAAGCGGATTCCGCTTCCTACCCGTATTTCAAGATCTACGGCAAGAGCCTGGGCGATGAAGGCGATGATGTGCATATCAAGATCTTCAAAGCCAAGCTAACCAGCTCGCCCAAGGGATCGTTCAAGCGCGGCGAATTCTTCATGCTCGAAACGGAATTCACCGGCGTGAAGGTGGACGGCAAAGCCTTTGATGTAGTCGCCAATGAAACCGCTGCGAATCTGCCTGCGCTGCCTGACACTCCCGCGGCAATCAGCGTTGTGACCGTCCCAGCGGATGCTGCCACTGGCGTTGTGATCACTGCCAATCTGACGGCTACATTCAGCAATCCGCTCGCATCGGGCGCGGAAAGCGGGATCATTCTCACCACCGCAGCAGGTGTACCTGTGGCGTGCGCTCGCACGATCAATGCCGCCCGCACGGTTGTGACCTTGGACCCGACTGCCAGCCTGAGCGGCACCACCGATTACCTGCTCATCATCGCAGGCGTGGAAGATGTCTTCGGGCAGGTGCTCGCGGATACCGTGAAGAATTTCACCACGGCATAACGGCAAGTATTTACCCTCACCCCTCACCCCTTACCCCTCTCCCTGAAAGGGAGAGGGGAATAACTTTGGAGCATTATGAGCGATCAACTCGAAAGACTGAAACAATCACAGCGAGCCCGACGCGAGATGCTGTCGCAATGGCGCTCGAATCGGCTTGTGGAAAAAACACTTCCCAGCGGCATGATTGTCTGGTTGAAAGATGTGAGCATGATGGATCTTGTGCTCACGGGCAAACTGCCTGAAGGCATTATGGATTTTGTCGAGAAGTCAACCGAAGATGGCAAGAACGAAATTGACCTGAAGGAAGTTGCCAAGGCAGGTCCTGGCATGGGCGAGATGATGAATATTCTCGCCATGTTGTGCATCGTGGAGCCTCCAGTCGCTGAGATCGGCGATGAAGAGCATCTCGGGTTGAATGAGATCACCGGCGATGACAAGATGTTCATCATGAACTGGGCTAATCGGGAGGTGAAGGAGATCCGCCCCTTTCGTGAAGGAGAGATGGAATCTGTGGCGACTGTACAGCCTGGCGACGGGCTACTCCAAGAGACCCAGTGAGATCATCGGGCTGGAGACGGAGATCGCAGCCTGGTCGCTGGATGAAGCCTGTCTCATCGTTGGAAGGCGTATCGAAAAAATGCTGAACGAAAACAAAGATCCATTTGCAGATCAGTTGCCAACAAAGGAAAGATATCGCAGTGCAAAGGGTCTCGCAAAACGCAAAGTCAGGATCAACAAAGATGGAACGTGGTGATCAATGGGCATCCAATTAGGAAGTGCATACGGTAAGGTCGCTCTCGATGTGAAGGGCTTGCTCGATGCTGTGAAGCAGGGCAAGACCGGCATGATGCAGCTCGCAGCCGTGGGGGAGCAGGTGGGTGATGGCATGAAGAGGGCAGGACAAGCTCTCACGATTGGTTTGACTGTGCCCATCGCTGCATTGGGTGTCGCCTCCATCAAGACTGCCAGTGACTTTGAAGAGACCAAAAACAAAGCCATGGTTGCTTTCGAAGACATGGCAGATTCTGTTGTCTCCAATGCCAACCGCGCTGCCACTCAAGTTGGTTTGAGCAAAACGCAATACCTGGACTATGCCTCCACTATTGCCGCTGCATTGAAAGCGGGCGGCATGAGCGTGGTCGAATCCACGCAGCTCTCCGAGGAGGCGGTGAAGCACTTCGCAGATCTGGCATCCTTCCACAACGCGCAGGTCGAAGAAGTGGCGGCTGCCTGGCAGAGTGCCATCCGTGGACAGTATGAACCCATTCAGCGATATTTCCCATTTATCAATGATGCCTACATGAAGACCTATGGCGTTGCCAATGGTCTCGTAGATCAAAATACCAAGAACCTCACCGCAAACCAACGGGCATTGATCTTGAATGCCATCGCACTGGACGAAAAACTGAACCCAGCGCTGAACGATTTTGCGGAAACATCCGGCGGGCTGGCAAACCAGCAGCGCATTTTAAGAGCTGAATGGCAGAACGCGCTGATCATGCTTGGACAAAACCTATTGCCAATGGCGCTAAAAGTGGTTTCTGCCTTCAACAGCTTGTTGGAAAAATTCAACGCATTATCACCCGTTCAACAGCAGATGATCATCGGCTTTTTGGGTATTCTCGCGGCGGCGGGACCCGTGCTTACTGTCTTCGGAACGCTGGTCTCTACGGCTTCCCGTTTGGCTGGTGTGGCAAGCGGGCTTTCTCAATTGGGCATCACGTTTGGTTCGTTGAGCACGGCTCTCACCACGGTAGCGCCTGCGGCGGCTGCCATTGGAACAGCATTGGTTCCGGTCTTGATCGTTCTGGCTGGTATAGGCTTTTACGTTGGCATCCTATACATCATGTGGCGTACCAACTTCCTTGGGATGCGTGACAACGTGACCATGTTTGTGAAGGTGTTCAAGGCATTATGGGCGGCATTGCTGGCGTTCCTGCGTGGTGATACCGACGCGGCGTTGAAACATGTGGGCGAAGCATTGGAAGCGTTCAAGGAACGTTTTGCAAAGTTCGGCAGCATGGAACAATTCAAAGCGGGCTGGAATATCTTCATCAATTGGCTGAAGAGTGCGGTGCAGGGCGTGGTCACATTTCTTTCGAAAGCCTTCAGCAATGTCAACTGGGCGACGATCGGGAAATACATTCTCTCCGGGCTGGCGAATGGCTTGTTGGGTGGTCTGCCCAATCTGTTGATCATCGCCACCAAGATCGCTAAAGACTTGCTGGCACAGATCAAAAAGACCCTGGGCATCGCCTCCGATTCGAAGGAAGCCATCAAGCTGGGCTTTTATACGGGGCACGGCTACACTACCGGCTTTCAACAAGGTCTCGACCCGAATGTGATCGCCCGCGGTGTGGCACGTTCCGTGAACAATTTTGCATCGTCGAATCAGCAGAATATCTCCATGCAATTTGCAAACGGTATTACCACGCGACAGGTGCAGAGCATGATCGCAGATAACAATGAGCAACTGATGGGCACACTCATCAATGCCCTGGGAGGTGCATAGTGGCTGATTTCAAGATCGGCACGACCGAAAGCGGCATGACCAACATCGAGTCATTGACCGTTCCGCTGCCACTGCCTGAATTCGACTTCCTGCCTTTTGCCCGCACCGTGTCTTTGGGCAGCGGCGGCACACGCGGCGTGGGATCTCCGATGGCGACATGGAACTTCCAAATGCTCAGCCTGGAAGAATACACCCAGCTCCGCACCTTCTGCACCGGCTCTTCTGCGGAAGTGTTCATCCGCACGCGCATCGATGATGATACCTATGCAGATTTCAGCGCCAAAATGATCCTGCCCAATGAAGGCATGGGGCGCTGGTATGGCAACCGCAGGAATTACAAAGTCACTTTCCGCAATTTGGTGGAGCTTTAAATGCCGCGTCCGCTCACTTCTGATGAACTGATCTTGCTCCGCTCCGATGTGCAGTGGAGCAAATTGTATTTGGCGATCTTGAAGCCAAATACCATCTACACGGCGCTCTTGAACGGTGTGCCATCGTCGAACGATCGCGTCTCGCAGATCACCTTCGATGGCGCCAGCGGCACGCTCAGCGATGTGAAGCCCGGCATGACGCTCTACGTGGGCAGCAGTGCAGGCGCTTTTGATCTGGGCATGTGTCGCATCCGCAAGGCACCGATCGCTGGCACGTTTTATGTTGGTCTCACCAGTGAGATCACGTGGGCAGATAATTGTTACCTCACCGTGGTGGATGACTTCGACCTGTGGGCAAAGCACGCCACCATCAACAGCTCTGCCCTGGCGATGGATGTGGATGTCACCTATAGCAACCAGCACACAGCCTTCAGCCCTGTTCCCGTGTTGGGATCGCACGCAGTTGCCTGGCTAGATGAAGCCAGCGTGGATGTGGATTTCGATGCGGGCGATTCGTGGGTGATCGGTTCCACCATCTCAGGATATGCCTGGTTCGCTCCGGGATCGAGCGCATCCAGCGGCATGACCTCCGCCACACCCACGATCACCTACGACACTCCAGGCTGTTACCGTGTCCTGTGCACCGTCACCGCGGCGAATGGAAAGACCACCACCGGCGTGCGGCATGTCTTCGTCTACGATCGCACGGACAATCAACCTTCCACGGTCTTCCAGCTCTCGCAGTGCGTGGGCGATTATGACACCGGCGGCTGGATGTTCGATATGTCCATGCAGGCAGAAGCCAGCCTGAGCGAGATCCGCGATCGATCGTTGGTGGTGCTCTTCGCGGAGGATTGGTATGGGAGCACGCAGCAATCCATCGGTCCGATCGAGAACCGTGAAAATATCGTGTGTGTGGGGCGCGTGGTGGGGGAGAGCATCCGCTGGGACCGTGAATCGGGTCTTGTCCATTTCACAGTGCAGGGCTTCCAGTATTGGTTGAACAAGATCAAGACCTTCCCCGTGGATCTGCTCTTCGCAGCCAACACTCCCACGAGCTGGTCGCAAATGCCCGCCATGACCGTGGACCGCATTCTCTATCACGTTCTGTACTGGCATTCCACTGCCATTGAAACCATGGATTTCTACCCCACACAAAATACATGCTATGCGCCTGATGGCAAGACCATGGCATCCACCATCTGGGGGCAGCTCTCCGATATTGCGCTCAGCCGCGTGATGGCTTCACCTGGTGTGGACCGCTTCGGACGTTTGCATGTGCAGATCGATTCACAGATGGTGCCCGAGGTAGATCGCGATTGGGCAAACGTGATGGATATCACCGACGTGGATTTCAACGAAGCCATCGAGCTGCAACGTGTCACTGTGCAAGATTGTTCACTGGTGACTCTTTCCACACAGCAGGCAGATATCTCAGGCAAAGTGCAAGTGCTCTATAGCCTTTCGCCTGGGCACGTCCCACTGCGCTACGGTGAGCCTGAGCAGGCAGACCGCTTGCTGGCAGCCACACAAGCCAAGTCGAATCAATTGGCTGGCTTGTTGCTGGGCTGGCGCACGAACGAATATCCCGACATCCCGCTAGTCTTTGCCATGAACAATCGGATGCTCGATCTGTATCCACGGCAAATGTGCGGCTTGACCATCGCAGAAGGCAACACTCCACGCGGCATCGCCTTCGATGGCAACATCATCCCAAGGCGCATGACTATTTTCTTTGATGCAGATTCGGGCTATATGCACTCTGAGCTGAACTTTGAAGCGGAGACCTTCGAGCAGATCAATACCAACGGCGATGTGCCCGAAGGATCTGACCTTTCTATTCCACCCATTCCCAACATCAAGATCCCGAATCTGCCTCCGCTCGAACCGATCTTCTGGGGTGATGTCTCCTCCGCTCCCAACGGACCCAGCACGGTCATTCTGCTCGATGATGACAAAGGCATTCTCTTCACCAAAAACTTTAGCGCTGATGTCTCCGAGATCCTTTGGCAGTTTGCCAACGCTGGCATCGATGCCGATGACATCCCCAACATAGCAGATGTTTGTCTCACGCCCTCCGGGTCTGTCTGGGTCTGGGCATATCCCAGCACAAGCAGCTTCTCGCCCACATCGGGCGGCGGCATCTACTATGCTTCTGCCCTGGGAGGCATGTTCACAAAAGTTGTTGATTATGACTGGTTCATTTCCAACAGCTACACCATGACCGATAAATTCATCGCCGGGTTTGCGATCAACCCGCAGGTGCCCGAAGAAGTGGCATTTGTGGCGGGCTGTAATGACTTCGGTCCCTTCACCGCCGATGTGAATTTTTGGATCGGCAACCGCACCGGCTTCACGCGCAAGGCGATCTGCACCAATGTAAATCGCTTCGCTGGCATGATGCGGTATGCCGCAGGCAAATGGATCTTGCTGGCTGAACAATTCACCTTTATTGGTTTTTGGGATAGTCGCCTGTGGCGCTTCACTGCGGATGGCAGCGCCGTCGAATATCAGACCGGCATAAGCTCTGGCACCGGAGCCTTAACTCAGCGCCTGTTGATGGCGGGCACGTCACCGCTTTGGTATTACTTCCGTGTCTTCGGAAATGGATTTTTCATTAGCAACGACAATGGCGACACCATCACCCTCACAGGCGATAACAAAGAGAGCGGCGGCGATTTTGGATATGCCTGCACCCCCAACGGGCAGACCATCATGGGCGTATGGGACACCGGGCAAAAAGGCATCTCCACCGATTACGGCACCACCTGGACGGGTCTTCCATCATTGCCACCTGGTGGTTCCTATTGCTTCGCTTATGCAGGCGGCTCCGGCTCTAACATCCGTTGGATCGCCGCGCGTGGTGTGGTGCGCTATAGCAACGATCTTGGCACCAGTTGGTATAACAAGGAAGGCAATTTAGGGTATCTAATTCCTGTGGGCATGAGCATCATCAAAGCCATTGTGCCTGGCATCTCGTGGAGCTGATATGAGCAAATTGATCAACTCTCGTTTACGCAAAACGCTGAAGAAGGTCACACAGCCGCAAACCGGCTGGCTGGATGTCTTCCCGGCGGTGATCGGCAAAGCAGATGGCACCATTCTCACCGGCGTGGATGGCTTGATCTATGCCCGCAATTTTCTGAATGGGCAGGTGCTTACCGTCTATAACTTTGTGGCTCCCAATATCGCAGGCTTGCAGGTGGAGATCGGGCGCAAAGTGGAAACGCCAGGACTGTGGCAGGTGAAGGGAGTCCGCGAAACCTACCAGGTTCCCGCAGGCGGATCGCAATCCAGCGCTTCGCATTCTCACGATAACCTGTTCATCTCGCGTGATCGTTTCATGCCTTTTTTGGTTTTCCCGCTCGACGGCACGGGCTTCATGGTGCAGGTCTATGGCGATGTGATTGTTAAGGAAGATGGTTCCTTTGGCTCGATCGCGTCCCAGCAATTGGATCTCTCTTCTCACGTGCCTGCGACCGGAGCTTTGTACGCGCTCATCGAAGCGGATGAAGATGGCGTGCTCTACGTCACCGAGGGCACACCCGTGGATGCCAAGGAACTTCTCACGCTGGGTGATATCCCATCCATCACCGCAGGCAGAAAACCTTCCTGTGCTGTGCGCTTATATGCAGGGCAGGCGCAGCTCTATCGCGATCCGGCATCCATCAACGATTTTATTGACCTGCGTTCGATCACCAGCACGAACAGCCCGATCAGTGTTTTGGATGATCTGAACGATGTCACCATAGTCAGTCCAAGTGATGGTCAATTGCTGCGCTACCACGCTGCCACATCGCAGTGGAAGAATGTGAATGCCTCCACGCTGAAATATCGGCAGTTCGTTTGGGCGAGTGATGGTGCAGGCGGTTGGGAGTTCGTTTCATCCGCAGGTGAACCCGTCTTTAACCTTGAGAATATTCAATAGGAGCATGTATGGCAAACATTGAAGACCTTATTATGCGTGACACCCGTGCCAATCAGCCAGCAGCGGGAATAGCTGGTAGGTTGTATTTTGTCACGGACGAAAACGTGACCGAGCGCGATAACGGTGCGGCTTGGGAATCGTATTCAGGCGACCCAGGCGGCGCTGGCTCAGACACCACGGCAATTCATGTGGATGTGGCTGGCGAAATAAATGGGCTGACCGAAAAGACCACCCCTGTTGGCAATGATATTCTGGTCATCGAAGACAGTGAAGATAGCTTTGCCAAAAAATATATAAAGATTTCAAGCCTCCCTAGCAGCGGTGGCGGGGTTAATCCATTGTTACCCGTCACCGAAACCATGGACTTGCAGGATCTGTTCGCTGATACGAACGGAACGAATCTCACGTCCCATACAATGGATGCTGGTTCAGGCTGGAGCGCTGTCACCGGCTCGATCACCGTGCAGGGCAACCAGGCACAGTGCCAGAGCGGCACGAACGATTACCAAACGGTGGGCGCATATCATAATATCAAGTTGGTGTGCGATATTAAGTGCGGCGAAGCAACTGCAAACTGTGCTCCGTCCATTATCTTTCGTGGCACAGCATCGAATCGCTACCTGTTCGCATACTTCTCTGGCGATGGAAATGGCGTGCTGTATTATCGTAATGGTGGCTCGTTCAATCAGATCGGCACCTTCCTCTGGGCGGCTGATACATCCTGGCATACTGTCACGATCACGGCGATCGGCACGACCATTACGATTCAGATCGATAGTGGCATGGTCTGGACGTTTGCCAATATTACGGTGCAGGCGGGCGGTCTCAATTGTGGCATTCGCGGGTTCATCAACGGCGGCAACAAGGACATGTTCGATGGCTTCCATGTGTATGGTGATCCCACGGAGGACGACTTCCCCGGCACTCTGTTCCCCAACAATGTGCTGACCGATAATTTCACCTATGCTGACACCACGCGGCTGAACACCTTTGGCTGGACGGAGGATGTTGGCACCTGGCAGGTGGATACAAACAAAGCCAAGCAAACATTGACCTCATCCCCAACCAATGGTTATGTTGTGGAACAGGATTTTGGAATTTATGACCTTGCCGTGGAAGTGAAGATCACCACACCCGCTTCAGGCGGCTCGATCTGCGGCATTCTGTTCCGCAGCCAGGATAAGGACAACTACATCGAAGTGGAATTGAACACGTCCAACGCTCCCACCAAGGGATTTGCCTTGTGGTACACGAATAATTCTGGCGTCTTTACCGAGATTGCAAGCGCCGATTTCACGCCTGCCACGAGCACCACCTACACCTTCCGAATATGGGCAAAGGGCAATGTCATCAAGGCGCATCTGGTCGAAGCCAACTTGATCATCCTTGGCTACTGCGACATGTTCCTGAAAGCCACCAGAGCAGGGCTATTCGAAGCCCGAGATGGCACACGCATCAACCCCAACCTCTACGATGATTACAAAGTCTACTCTGCCTGAAAACAAAAACCCGCTCTCATGAGCGGGTTTTTGTCACTGTGACAACTGCCGGATAACTGAACAGTTGCCTATAGAGAGGTGCCCCCATGGGGGTGCGATTCATAGGCAACAGCTCCACGGGGGCTGATTCAAAAGGGGGCGAGCCTGTGAAGGGATAATAATATTCGACCAGGCAAAAGATCTTATCTCCAACACGCTCCGCTCGCACTTTGTGGATCAGTTCCTTCAGGTACTGGCGTTTGTCTTCGTAGGGGGCTTCTTTGATGCGTTGGATCAAGGTTTTGGAAACGGTGACAATTTGATCGTAGGTGAGACGCGGAACCGCCTGGACAGGAATATCCAGTTCTTCGAGTTCCTTCTTGATCTCAGCTTGGCGTGCTTCCGCATCCCGCAGGCTTTTGGCGATGGCGGTGCTCAGCCCCATCTCACCGATCGCTGCGGTGTAATTTGCGATCGCTCTGGCAACGGAGGCGCGTTCGTCGTGCAATTCCTTGCGGCGTTCGGTTCGTCTTGCTTCGCCATGCGTTTGATTTTCGATCGCGATCTCCTGAATGGCGGCGATGTTGTCAGGTGCAAGGATATGGTTTTCAATGGTATCGATCACTAGCTCTTCGAGCCTACGGCGGTTGACTCTGCCAGCATCGCAGCCAGCGTGGCGCTTGGATCGTGAGCAGCGATAACCTTCATCGCGATTTTCGACTTTGTTGCGGATGGTGGTGTTGCCATTCATGGGCGCTTCACAACGGGCGCAGATGCAATACCCGCTCAGCAGATAGGCAGAGTTGGTGCGCTTAGGATGGCTTTCTTTGAAAATGGTTTTGGCGTGATCTTCGGAGCGCTTTTGCACGGCGTTCCAGGTTTCCATATCGATCAACGCTTCGCAGTAATTCTCAACAACAAGATCCCCGAATTCGAGAATACCGATGAACAGTTTATTGCGGAAGAAGGTGGTGTATGAATTCGTGGAACCGAAGATGCGTGTGGCTTTGTGTATCTCTGCCACCGGTGCTCCACTAGCTTTCATGCTCCATGCTTTGAGCACACGCTTGCGCAGCTTCGGATCGGGCACCCAGCGGTGATTGGTGCGGGTTTCGCCTTTGCGCGGATTGATGGTCTTGATCGGTTCCCGCTTAAATCCCCGCGGCGGTGTGCCTGGCATAGCTCCCTGCATCACCAGCGCCCGCAGACCATCACGCGCATCGATGGCAGTTTGCTCACTGCGCTCTTCATTCGCCATATCGATGAACATCTCCGCGAAGATGGCAAACTTGCCTTCGGGGATTTGATCGGTGAGCGAATGGATGGTGATGCCATTGCGCCTGAGACGTTGTTTGTAGTACGTGGAATCTTCGAGATTGCGACCGAAGCGGGAGAAGCTCCACAACAGCAAGCCATGCGGATTGTGTTCCCCGTTATCTGATTCTTTGATCATGCGTAGGAAGTCTTCACGCCCCGCAGTGGATGTGCCACTCTTGGCTTCATCTTTATAGACGTGGATCAGCTCCAGCTCGTGTAGTTTGCAATAGCTCTCGATCACTTCAAGCTGCCGGCTGATCGAGCGGTCCTGATTGTCTCCGCCGCTGTCGCGCAGATATGCCCAGACCGTGGAACCGGGCGGAAGTGTGGAAGGAGGAGGAACGTGGTTTGAAGAAGACAAGATCTTTATTAGATAGGTCTAAAACAAATGAGAAAATAAAAATTTATTTAGGGGGGGCTTTTGGGGATTTGCTCTTTGTCATAAGTGTATACATAATAAGAATAATGAGCAGTAAAAGATAGAAAGCAGTAAGAACTAAAGATTTATTTAGAAACCAAATAATTCCATTGAGAGTGTCCAAACGTCCGAGTTGATTATCAGAGATATAAAGCCAGGAACAGAACACCGCCCAAGCGACTAATGAAACCAAAAAAGCAGATCCAGTTGAAATTCTAATTTGCCCTTGTAATCCCTTTTCAGTGAACTCTGTCCATGTTTTGGCAAATTTTTCTTTACTATTCTCGGTATCATCATCCTCTTTGGCTACTGTAGTTGAATTCGACATCCAATAATTATTAATTGTTGTTCTAGGTTCAAAGGGCGTGGTCGTTAAATCCGAAGCTAAGTCATCATCTTGAATATCTGATGCTGGTGGAAGGCGAAGTTGCGTGCCACTAAAACGGTTATGTTTCTTATAACCTTTTGACATGCCTAACCCTTTATAAGCAAGTCGCGCACTCTTGCGTAACGATCCCAACCTGCTGAATATAATGTCTGGAGAGTTGATATGATTTCTCGACTTGCTAAATTCTTCTTAGGTTTAACAGAATAATCAATATCGTAAAATATACCAACACTTGGGAAACCCTCCTTCACTGAAAAAAATTCGGGGAATTGCCTAGATGTCATTGGACCAGTCATGGTCTTAAATTCACCAATGGAATCTTTAAAATCTATTGAAACACCAACATCAATTAGTTCCGCATCAACGCCTATCGCTGTCTTTGCTTTATCTGGGATGTTGAAGTAACGAGTGGCATATCTGTTTCTAAGACTTTCGAAGGTGCCAGGGAATGGTGTACAAAATTTATTCCTAACTCCGATGCGTTCGATATAAATCGGATCACCAAAATGTTCTAATGCCATGACGAAGTTGATTAACTTGTTTGTAAAGTTGTAGAAGTAGTCTTTATTAGGAATGTTTATCAGCATTGCCCCACCATTTCTGTATGCCAAGAACAAAAGCCTCTCTTTATCTTCAGAGAATACATCGAGACGGTTTTCAACAATTTGCCAATGCTCAAGACTCATGTGCTTAGATAGTTTTTCTGCCCATTCCCCTCGATGATCTAGTAGCTTGGCATTTGGTTTATATCGGATTTCAAAAAGAGATTCGTTATCTAGTGGTTGAATGTTTTTTGCCATGTATTGTTCCTCATGAAGGCAGCGCTATGTGGTATGTCCGATCGCTTTGAACTGTCGTTAATTCATTTGTAACAACCAATATCCTTCATGCGCGTATCGACAGCTTTCATATATCCTTCATCCTGTTTGAAGTTTGGCGTGCCAGCATCACGCTGGGCATTTGCATTGGCGGTGTCAAATTCTTTTTGCAGTGCGCTGCAATCGGTGAGAGCGAAGATGCGATCATACACTTCCGCATTTCCACCATATTCTTTGATGTAGTCTTCGGTAGTGGTGGGGGATGATGAGCCTGCGCAGGCAATGATTGCCAGAGCAAGGATGGTGAACGCGAACAACACTTTATTCATACGGGTTCTTCAACGCTTTGATAAAGCGATCACATTCATCACGAGCCTCATGCAATGCTTCGAGATAATCCTTAAATTCCTGCCAGCTTGAAAAATAGTTTTCTGGCTCGCTTTGATATCGTTCGTTGATCTCGATTGCCAGAGTAAGAGCGGCTCGCTGAGTTTCCAATCGCTCCAGCAAAATACGAGCTTCCATTTGTTGTTTGTTTACAACATCTTCGCTCATAGCCAGTGCGCCTTGAAAAGGAAATAGGTCATCTTCACACTCCCGCGCTCATGGATATATCTTAAAAAGTCTACGATGGTTTTTCTCGACCACCATTTTGCACGGATGTAGATCCATGCCCGTTGCCATGGTTTGAGATGTTTCCAATAAAGGTTAATTTGTTCGAGTCTTTCTTCGCTTAGATGCTGTTGAAGTGTTTTCGTCATGGTTCTTGGTAAAGTATTGGCGAGCATCTTCAGCGAGTTTCCTTTGATGCTCATGCGATAAATTCGGGAACATCTGATTGATCTCGATTAAGTAGGGGTTTGGCTTTTCGATTTCCAGCACTTCATAGATCTCATCCCCGATCTTCTCTTCCAGCACCAGCAGGTGCCGTTGATCCTTGGGCTTATAGCGCCCCTTGATCCAATCATCCACCAGTTGCTGTTTCAAGACCAGGTTCAATTTGTTCTCAGATAACCAGCGTGCATACGCGCTGATGGATGATCTGCGGTTTGGTTGCGTTTTCTCCCACTCTGAAAATCGATCAAATAAATAGTCTTTGAACGGCGGATAGGTCATTAGGGGCATTTTACTACCTTGTAACACGGGCTTGACAAAATTACATAACAGTTGTAACATGCGTGATACAGTAATTTACGTTATAACGTAAAAACAAGGATAACGAAATGACAGAGATCAACCAGGTAGTTAAAGCATATCGAGAACGCCACAATTTATCCCTGCGCAAATTTGCAGACCAGATCAACCAACATTTGATCAATACCGATGTCACCCACCAGACCGTCTCTCGCTGGGAAAGTCAAGAAAAACCCGCTGAACCAGACATGCGCCTGCTCTTCGAATGTGTAGCTACCTACACCGATTGGCGGGCGCATTTCGCTGTGGATTGCTTGCGCTCCATGTTTCCTGATTTGTTCACATCGGGGATCGTGGTGATCAACCTCCCCACGGCTGAATAGTGATGCGCCTCAAGCCATCCACCCTTCTTGGCTCGGGTGGATGGCTGGGCACAACGGGTAGAAGCAATGGCGTGCTTCAACGTCGATGATAGCGATTTTTAGGAGCAATGATGGAAAGTGTCAATTTTTCGACCGTTTTTAGTAAGGAGTTTGTAGTGGCATTCTTGGTTCTCGTTTTGTTTGGTGTTTTCTACAACCAGGTCGTTGAGAAATTCCAGAAGCGCACCCAGCGGTACACCGCGGAATTGGTTGTGATCGGCGTGTTGGTCACACTCGTGGCATCTGCCTTCGTGATCGGTTGGTTGCCTGTATTGGTGGTTTCTGCCTTCTTCATTGCCAGCGGCTCCCCCATGATCATCGGTTCCTGGATACGCACCGCACGCGACGAGGATCATACCCGCCAACTCATGAAAGACAAACTCGATGGCAAAAAGAGTTAGGCAGGCAGTTGGTGGCAGCACCTTCGCAGCGGAATGCGACCAGATCCGCATGTCCAACACCATCATTCGCAACGCGGTCGCCATCATCATTGATGGCACCCCCGGACCCCAAGCCCTGCTTGCCCTTGCAGGAAAGATCGCAGTCGAAAGTTCCCACATCACCGAATCCATCACCCAGTTGGAGCGCATCGGAGAAGCCGCGAAGAGTCAACGAACGCGGTGACGAGATCGAGATCTGCTGGGTCCCGCTCCCACCCGAACGCAGAGCAGGATATCGAGCGGCGATGGAATGGATCACCATGATGATCCTGGAAGAAGTGAGCAAGCTGAACATTGAAAGTTGAATATTGCGTGAATGGCACGAACCTTTACCGGTAGTGATGGACCAGCCTCTCTCATCACCTTTCGTGCCATTCACGGAGTGGTCAACACTCCACATCCACCCAAGCAGACCAGCAGTGCGACGGTGAGACTTATATAGATCATCAAATGATTCTGCTGGCATGGTTTCCCTCCAATTAAAGCGTGGACCGTCGAGATGACCGGGCTGCGCCAGGGGGGCAGAAGGAAAGGAACAATGGCACTTAATCAAAGCATTCCGCAGGAACGAATTCCACTTGGTGGAGGCAACTCTGCCACCATGGAAGAGATTAAAAACGTTTGGAAGTTGATCAGCCACAAGCGCACCATCACGGTTCGGCAGATCGCGGCAGAGATGAAGTTCGGCACCAGCAAGACCTTTGGCATCATCACATTTTTGAAACAGTGCGGATACATCTCCAATAAAGATCATCGCTATGCCTGGGATGTGCGCCTTCCCTACGTGGAGGTCTCATGAACATCCTTATTTGCAAAAAGTGCGGCTCAGAAGCAGATCTCAACAAAGATCCAAAATCCGCCAATGGCTGGCAGGTTGTTCCCACGGTCATCTGTGCCGAGTGCATAGAAAAAGACCTGGCATCCCGCCCCACACATGCACTTGTGGAGGAGAAAAGTCACTACCGCGGAAAAGTGATCGCCACCCTCACGCTGATCCCGCTCGATCAAGGCAGGCAGGCATGATCACCTATTTCATTATTTTCATAATCGTGATCCTTGTGTTGGCTTACGAAGCCAAATACACATTCAACAAGTAATCATTCGGAGGAACCCATGAACAACCAAAGCAAGACCCCGCAAGAAATTGTTGCACTCATTGAATATGCAGAAGAACAATCCGTTCTCATGGCTCAAAAGCTCGAACAGAAAAAGATCGAGGAAGAGCAGCAGAACGAACTCCGCAATCGTGAAGTGGCGCAGCGCTTATTCGACGATGCCATTGAAATGATCCCAGATGTCATTCGCCCCTTTGTGAAGCTCGATGGTGTCGATATCTCAGATCAAAGTCACTACGGCATGACCTGGAACGATCTCATTCTCGAATTCCACATCCCTGAACTGGCTCCCATCGCCATGGTCTTCGATGTCGATAGGCAAACAGACAAACCCAAGTTAACCAAGTGGATCGTCTCAGGCATTGGCGAGACCGACTACGACTCAGACCTTGAAGTTTGCAAGACAGCCGTTTTCAAGTTTGGTGATCGCTATCAGAAGGTTGTAAAGGATAAAGAGATCAACCTGTATGAAGTTTTGCAATATGCGAACAATGTGGCAAAACAATTGCCCGAATTTCAGCAATCCTTGGATCTCAGTTTATTTAGACTGATCAAACGACAAAGAGAAAACGAAGCCCTTGAAGAAAAGCAGCGCTCCGGAGAACAAGCACTCTTTGACGCCATCAAGAATGATGGTATCGCCATCCACCTGCTCAAAGCCTTTGTATTGCTCCGTGATGAACGCTCCAATTTCGAACAGCGCCTGAATGAAGCAGATGAGTCCTTGTACTGGATTGATGAACGTTGGTCTCGCCAAGCCGCAGATCTCCGTCGCCAGGCAGAAGATGCTGATCGGCGTGCGGCAGACGAAAAAGCCCAGCTCCAAAATGTTCTCGATGACGTTGAATCCAAGCTGAAAAAAGCAATCCGCGGTTAGTAGCCATGAAAACTCAAACAGCACCGCTTTCTCTTACCGTCCCTGCAACTTGCGAACCTGCAACCTGGAACCTGGAACTTTCCAACCATCTTGCAAAGATTTATCGCAACACCCACACTCGCGAGACCGCAGCACAACACATCCGCGTCTTCGTGCTCTGGTACCAGGCAACCTTCCACCAGGAATTCGCCCCTCAGCTCCTCACCAACTATGACCTGCACCTATACCGTGCCTGGTCTCTCGATCGCGAGAAGGTCAAAGCCTCCACATGGAACTCTCGCCTGTGGGCGCTCACCATCCTATGCAACTGGATCGGAGATCCGTCCTTGCTCAAAGACATCGAGCAAAAAGCGCAGGTCCGCGGCTCCACTAAACACCGCTCCCTAACCAGCGACGAATATCACCGCCTGGTCCATGCGCTCGAGCAGAACACAAAGCGCACCGTCACCCAGTTCGAACACATCAACGCCGTCCGCGATTGGGCATCCGTCATGCTCATGCTGCATGGTCTGCGTGTGGAAGAAGTCACCCTGGTAGATCTGGATGATGTCACCCTCAACGAACGCAGTGGGGAGGTGCTTGTACGAAACGGAAAGGGCAGCAAGGAGCGGACCGTCCCATTGAACCTGATCGCCCGCAACGCCCTCCGCCTCTGGCTGGATGTGCGAGCAGGTACCGATATTAAAAGCTTGATCGGCGTCTCCGATCGCACCCTCCAACGCAATGTCGCAGCCCTGGGCGCTCAGATCGGCGTCCCTGATCTCACCCCCCACTGGGCACGCTACACCTTCGCCAAACGCCTGGAGCGCAAAGAGATCCCGCTGGAGACCATCCGCGATCTGCTAGGGCACTCCAGCATCGAACAAACCAAACGCTACCTGAGATCTTCACTCGAAGAACTCCAGTCCGCTGTGGAAGAGGTGATGTAGTGTCACGCAAGAAGTCATACATCACGCTCACTGATCAATTCTGTGGAGCTGGTGGATCTTCGATCGGTGCCACGCTCGCAGGGGCAGAAGTGCGCCTGGCAATGAACCATTGGAAGCTCGCTATCGAGACCCACAACACCAACTTTCCAAAGGTTGATCACGATTGCGCTGATATCTCCGCAGTCAACCCACGCAAATATCCTTCCACCGATATCTTGATCACCAGCCCTGAATGCACGAATCATTCATTGGCGAAGGGCAAACCGCGGCGCTTTTACGAAAGAGATCTCTTTGGCACCGATCTACTCGATCCTTCTGAAGAACGCAGTCGTGCCACCATGTGGGATGTTCCACGCTTTGCAGAATATCACGACTACAACATCATCATCACCGAGAACGTAGTGGATGCGGTCAAGTGGCGCATGTGGGATGCCTGGCTCTCTGCCATGCACGCACTGGGATATGAGCATGAAGTTGTGTACTTCAATTCCATGTTTGCATTCCCCACACCCCAAAGCCGCGATCGCATCTATGTTGTCTTTTGGAAGAAGGGCAACCGCAAGCCAGATCTCGAATTTCACCCCATCGCACACTGTTTGAAGTGTGACCGGGAAGTTGAATCAATCCAGACCTGGAAGAAGCGTGTGAAGTGGGGCAGGTACAAGTCTCAGTATTTCTATCGCTGCCCACGCTGCCATGAAGCGGTTACACCTTATCACTTCGCAGCTTTCAATGCCATCGATTGGACCATCGAGGCGGAACGCATTGGAGATCGCAAGACCCCCCTCAAACCGAAGACACTCGCCCGCATCCAATATGGCTTGGAGCAGTATGGCAGGCAGGTGATGGTTGTCACCGGTCGCTATACCAGCGGGATGGAATGCCGGGTTCGCAATGCGAACATCGAACCCATGCCCACACAACCAGGTGATGCCAGTCACTATGCTGTTCTTCCGTGGATGGTGGAGACTGCGCACAGCCAGGGCAATGGCAAATACGTTACCGGCTCCGCAGATCCTGCCCCCACACAAACAACCGCTCAGACACTGGGTATCGTGGCTGGCTTCCTCACCAGGAACTATGGTGGCGCAGCAAAGCCAGAATTCATGCCTAGTGGACTCGATGAAGCCACTGGGACCTTCACAGCCAGCGGAAATCAATCTCTGCTGACAGTTCCATCATCTATTCAGAAATCATTCGGCTTGATCAATCCTGGCTTCATCGCTGAGCTGCGTGGGACTGCCCACGCACGCGGTCTCGAAGAACCCCTGATGTGTGTCACTTCGAGTGGAAGCCATCATGCGCTTCTCTCCGCTGGTTCGTTCCTCTCCTATTACTACGGCACAACGCAAGCCAGTGGCATGACAGATCCCATCCACACAGTGACCGGTCTCGATCGCGCTGCCCTGGTCCAAGCTCTCGATAGTCTCACTGTGGAGGATCTCTACTTTCGAATGCTCCATCCACATGAGATCGGCAAAGCCATGGCATTCCCTCAGCAATACATTGTGCTTGGCACTAAGCGTGAGAAGGTCAAGCAGTATGGCAACGCGGTCACTCCACCGGTCATGAAGATGCTGATCGAGCGCTGCATTGCCACACTCGGAAAAGGTAACTGAGATGCCAGGTCTTCACTCAGCGTGGGCGCTCGGTCGGTGTGGCGGCGGTCACTGTGTTTTATCAGTAGAAGAAAGAATCTCTTTGTTCACCTTATTCATTTGCGCAATGGCTCGGGCGCAGGCACGCCCCCAAAAACATTTCTGCCCGTCGCATAACAGGCATTATGCGACAAGATCGTTCCTTGGCTGGCAATCTTAGCCGTCAAGATGGGCGCTAAGGCAGGGAGTATCTGTCGCATAAGGCTTGGGTGGTAGGGGGGCGGGGGTGCTCGGGGATCTCGGGCAGGGTTGGCTGGGCTACAGGTGGCGATGTGGCTCAGATAGTTAGCAAAATTCTGGAAAAACGGGTAAAGGCTCATGGATAACTTCGTAGCTGAATTGAAGAAGCGAGTACGGATCGAAGATGTGATCAGCGAGACCGTGGAACTGGAACGAAACCGCGGTCGAGGCTTCACGCGGGGGGCAAAGAAGGGCGTTGGTGAGCATGGTCTGGTTGTGGACCTTGATGGGCAACGCTTTGCGTGGAATGGGAACGCTGACTATGGCAATGGTCAGTACAACGATGTCATTACGTGGGTGATGATCCGTGACAGAGTTGATTTTCGGCGGGCGGTGGAGGTGTTGGCTCGCAAAGTAGGGATGGAGCTTCCGAAGTGGAGTGAAGAGCAGCAAGTTCAATTCGCGGCGGTGCGTGCGAAGGAAGAATTGCTTGATATCGCTCAGCGCATCTTCGCAGAGTGGCTTTGGAAAGATGAGAAAGCCCTGGCGTATGTGCGCGGGCGTGGCTGGAGTGATGAGACGATCAAGAAAGCGGGTCTTGGCTTCACCGGTTGGGGCACCCCAGCCGAGTATGAACAGATGAAGAACGCTTTTGCTACTGCTGGGGATCTTCATTCAGCGGCGGCGGTTGCGGTGCTGGGGCTGCGGGGTGGTGTGGGAGCCTGGTGTGAGAAGCGAAACATCGAAGCGAAGGCACGCTGGCTCGAACGCGATGCCATCCCTTCGATGATGGGATGGGGCGAGACCGTTGGGTTGATCTATCCGTGCATTTACTTTGGGCGCACTACTTATTTGTATCGCAGGCATCTGAAACTCAACGAAGACAAAAGCGCTCTCATTGGTTCAGATGAACCGAAGAGCTACAACCTGCCTGTGGAACTGGTGGGCAATCGCCAGTTGTATTTCAACCATGTTTATTCGCCGCGAGCTGAGCGTGTGGTGTTCGTCGAAGGTCCTGCGGATGCTGTGACGCTGGGGCAGTGGGGCGTGGATGCGGTCTCGATAGCGGGAACAGCCTGGGGTGATCATGAAGCGGAGCTGCGTCGCTTGAAGGATGCGAAGGCTGGTGACAAGCCTGCTCACGAGGCGCTTTATGTGGCGCTCGATTCCGATCAAGCCGGTCGTTCTGCGATGTTTGGCAAGGATGGCGAGTTCCCGCTGGTGAATATCTTCGGGGCGATGTGCCGCGTGATCTATTGGAAAGAGAAGGACGCGAACGACTGGTTGCAGGCAATGATCCGTGAGGGGAAGAGCGCGGAAGAGCAAACACAGGCGGCACTGGATGCGATCGGTGGAGCAAAGCCGATGGCAATCGAGGTGGCGAAGTGGGCAGGCTCGCGGACGGATGATCATGCCAAGACCAAGGCGTTGAAACGTGCCTTCGAAGTGATCGCGCAGATGGGTGATGAGAACACGATCATGCGCTATGCGTCGGACTTCCTGAGCGCATTCAAGCCTTTGGGCGAGACCGTGAAGGGCATCCGCGAATTTTCGCGGCTGTTGAAGGCGGCACAGGGCAAGGGTGAAGGGGATGAAAAGAAAGAGGAAGTGATCTACACGTTCGGCGGTCGGATCGGGGATTGGCTGGTGGAATATTGCTATGACCCAGAGACGCGCAAGGCTCGCTTTGCCTATCGAGATCCGAATGGAAAGGTGGATGAAGCGGACGATCTGGTGATCGATGGCATTCGCTACAAACCGATGCCACCTGATGACAAGATGATCCGCATTGGCGCCATTCTTTTCCCGAGTGCGCTGGCTCGTAAGAGTGATGGGACTGTTGACCGCAAGAGCACGGCGGAATTGACCGAGGTGATCGCGTTCAAGTATCGCCAAAACTATTTGTTCCCCCATGCAAAGTGGTCTTACATGGCTGCGTATTGGACGCTGGGCACGTGGCTTTATGACAATTTCAATCAGCTCGTTTATTTGCGCATGGTGGGCGATGCGGGAGCCGGGAAGAGTGCGTTGCTGAACCTGCTTGGACAGGTGTGTTATCGCTCGATCAAGATGAGCGGTGCTGATTCGGAGAGCACGTTCTTCCGCGTAGTGGATGAATATCGTGGGACGGTGATGTTCGAAGAGGCAGATCTGCCCGAAGGATCTGGAGCGGATAACCCGATCGTGAAGTTCGTGAACCTGGGTGCGATGCGCGGAAACTACATCTACCGCATGGAGGAATATATCAAACCAGATGGAACGAAGGGGTGGAGACCAAGCCCGTTCGAGACCTACTGCCCGAAGATGTTCGCAATGCGTGGTGACTTCATGGATAACGCTGTGGCTTCGAGATCCATCTCGATCAAGTTGACCGCGGCGGAGCCTTCTGCGCTGATGGATAAGGGCATCGAGTTGCAGATGAGCGAGAAGACGATGAAGGAACTGCGCTACCTGCGGAATTTGTGCCTGGTGTGGCGCATGTATGAATTCAGCTTTCAGGAACGGAAGCTGAGCTGGGATCTGGTCGATTTTGAGATCCCGGCACGCTTCAACCAGGTGACGATCCCGATGAAGAGCCTGGCTATGAACCTGGATGGTTCGCGGGATGAGAAGTTTCTGGCACAGGTGACGAACCTGCTGCGGGAACATTATCAGGAGATCGTGGGAGACAACTCCACCACCTGGGAAGCCCGTGTGGCTGAGGCAGCGTGGAAGATGTACATCTACCCGGATCTGCGGGCGCGTTGTGACATCCATTCGAACGGTTCCATCTTCATGAAAATTGGCGACGTGACCGCGATCGCCAACAATATCGCCGATGAAATGAACGAACAGGGCGCAGATCTGCGTGTGAAAACTGAAGTGACCAGTGAAGAGGGGCAGGGCAAGAACAAGAAAAAGAGCTATGAACTGGGCGCTCAGAAGGTGGGGAAGATCATCCGTGACACGTTCCAGCTGCACACTCCACCGCGGCGGGGGAACGGTGTGTATTTCGAGTGGGATGACGAGAAGATGATGAGCATTGGGAAGAAGTACGGGGCGCTGCCTCCGATGGAAAAGATCGAGAAGGCACGCCAGGAGCTGGCTGCACTGCGGGCAAAGGTGGCGAAACCCTTGCAGATCGGTCTGGAGGGTGCGGATGACTAGTGAACTAGTGAAGAGGAATGGGTCTCTGCTGCTGCAAGACATTATGTTTTGTGGGGCGGGCGTGTTTTGGTGTTCACCTGTTCACTACGGGCTGTTTTTTGCGATTTTTTCGGTTTTTTGCGCGTTTTTGGTCATTTACTTCACTACTTACTACATGAATATATATGAAGTAGTGAGTAAGTATGAACAACATGGTTGGAGTATGTGTCAATTTGCCATGTATTTAGTGAACAAGTGAACACGCGATTTTGGGTATGTTCATTCATGTTCACTAAAGGTACTTTCGTGCGCGTAAGCAATTATGGAGGAAGGTATGGATAGTCACATTGTAGGAAACCCCACCCCTAGCCCCTCCCCAAATGCGGGGGGAGCGCCCGAATTTGGGGGGGGGAACTCGATTGCGGTGGTGCAGTTTGTGGAGTTGATCCGCGGGGAGCGGACCAGGCAGGAACCGGTGAGCAGGGGTGTGGTGGAGATGTTTTGTCTGGATGGATATTGCCTGGGCTGCTGCGGTGTGCATCCGATCGATTTTGCAAAGAATGGAAGCGGACGAGTGTTGTGGATGCGGTGTCGGTTTTGTGGGAAGGAGAGTGCTGGATGAAGAGAAGAGCAAATGGGCAGCGTGTGCCGCGTGGGTATAACCTGGTTTCGTTTTTGCTGGCATTGCTGGCGTTGATATTGCTACTTTGGAAAAGTGGAATTATTTGAAAGGAAGGTTGAGATGAAAGGTCGAAGGTCGAAGGTAAAAAGTCGAAGGTTGAAGATCACACGGACGGTGATCAAGTCACCGTTTGAGAAGTGGTGGGATGGGGCGAAGCGGAGATGGGGTCCGCGGATTATGAAGGGGTTTGCGTTCATCGGTGCGGTGGCAGTGATCGTTGTGGCTGTG